ACGAGCTCATTCTCGGGTTCTGCAACCGCCTCAACCGCGAGCCCGAGACAGTCGCCAAGTACAACTTGTGGGAGGAGGCATGGAACACGGGCAAGGACAACCACCGCAGCGTCCTGTCCCGGTTCCACCACCACCGTGGGTCTAAGATCCTCGTCACGGACGACATGCGCCGTGAGTGGATCAACCGCTTCCCAGAAAACCTGCGCCGTCTCTACGACGCGGCGTGGGAGGACTGGAGGACTCACGGTGTTCGCCCATCCGACTTGGTCGGGCGCATCATGCTCAAGATCGAGAAGAGCGCGATGTGCCTGCCCGGGACGGTTGCACGCCTCACGCCCCGTTGCGTCATCTCCTTCAAGGAGAAGCGCCAGCTCATTACGGGGCCTGTTGACTGGCATATGGCCAAGCGCCTGCGCCGGAAGTGCAGCCCCTCGGATTTGGACAACCCCTTCGTCTGGGTGAACGGGCCAGATGTCGAGCACTTCGGCAGATGGTTCGATCACCAGGTGCAGGCCATTGCCAAGTCGGGGAAGGACGTGTGGTATGAGTGGGGTGACAACGAGAGGTTCGAGTCCAAGAGGCGTCATGGTGCTTACGCTTACACCAAGAGCCTGCGCATGGGAGCCGTGGACCCATCCGAGAAAGATTATCTCTGGGTCCAGAAGAGATCTGCCGTAGTCACAGGCAGTGGGGTACGACACCCCTGCACCTTCAAGCTTTATGAGGTGCTGTGCTCCGGAGGGACCGAGACGTCCCTGGACAGTGCTCAGAGGAACGGCACACAACTTGTCCTCGTGTTTGGTGAACCACGAACCGGAACGAGTGCGCTTGCATTCAATGGAGATGATTGGCTACGGATCTCCAGCGAGCCGCTCGGCGCCGACGACTTCGGTCGACGCCTGGCTGACCTCGGGAGTGTGAGCGAGTATGGGAACACCCGCGAACCGTCCGAGATTGAGTTTTGTCAGTCAGTCCCATACCCCGTTGGCGGGGAGACCGTATGGGGGCCCAAGATTGGGCGCGTACTTGCGCGTTTGCCGTATTCAACCACGGCCGACAAGTTCGACGCGGTGGGTGTGGCTAAAGGGATGGTTCCCTCCTGCAGCCACATCCCGTTCCTCCGTGAGTATCTCGACTTCATCATCGCTTTCAGGCCTGATGCGCAGGCCGTGGAGTTCGAGCACCACGTTGCAACCCGGCGCATCCGGGCCCCCGAACCCGACACTTGGG